CTTGTACACGTTCCACAGAGGCCAGGACATAGGAAAACTTTCTTTTTAAATTGCTTTCGTATAGTCTTTTTTGTACCTCTTACGGCTGTAAAGTTCCCACGTACAAAAAATTCTTTTTGTAATATGGGCTTCAAATAGTCAAACTTACCGCCGTTACTTAGATTTAAAACATAATTAGACGGAAACTCAAAACCTTGATTAATGAGATCTTGAAAGACATTTAACGACTTAGAATATCCATAAGCGTTAACCCTTGTATTATTCTTTAGTAATTGCATCCAATTGGTTAGATGTTCTGTAGTGTTGAAGTCTCCATCTACATAAAGCCTAAAGTCTATTTTAGGTACGTTTTTAAACTTACTAGACGTAATTACTTTTTTAAGTTCGCTCTCGATAATATGAAATTCAGACATCAGAATTGTATTTTGTAATTGTCTAAAAAATGCTGCAGGATATCTCCAAGCTTTTAAACTATAGCAATAGTTTATACAATCACCCGCACCAACACAATTAATGACGGGTAAATTACTAAAACTGAGAAAAGGTAATTTTGAATTACCAACTTGAAAAACTGAGTAAGGTAACTCACCGCCATATATCAACCAATCTAAAAACTTTTGTATATGATAGCCGTTAGAATTGATTTTGTAGGTAGCATCAGGAATTAATAAGCTATCAAGTAGTTTAATTAATTCTAATTGATTGTCGTGAAGCCTAGCTATTTTAAACTTGGTTTCTTGAGTAAGGGTTATGTCTGAATAAGTGTTTTTTATATCCTTCATGCTATTTTTGCCCCTTTAAAAGAAATTCATTAATTGTAATTGCTTTTGATAGTTTTTCAATAGCTGAATGAATAGCTTTTTCAATATTGTATTTTATTATTGCGTCTTGTGGAATTTGTTTAATCCATTTAATGACCTCTGATTCCCGACCTTTTAAAAGGTTTGGAAGTATTGAAGTATCAATATTCTTTTTAGGGAGGTTGGCTCCCATCTTTTTAGATAGTATCGAAACTATAATATTAGTTTCGTTTCTATTAAAGCGTATTTCTGTTTTCATAATTGCCTCCTCAGACGTATGAATTTATTATTAATTGCCATTGCTGACAGACTAAACTTACCAACGAATCAAAGCATTGCAATGAATTATTTATAATTATATATATAGAGACTTGCAAGAGCCGAGGGAAGAGACTATAAAGCATTAATTGACATGATCGCTTGTAACTGCAGTAATAAATAGATATAACAGGGACGGCAGGAATAGAATTGATTTAAATATTTATAAGGTGTTTGCGAGGTAGGACGGCGAGTTCAGGACGGCAGACCACCCCCCCCATACCCAACATTGTGCGAGGGCAGGGGTATATATGTTAGTCTCTGTACATATTTCAGAGCAAAACATTTTTTTCTTAAATTAAACAATATAAAGAATTAACTATTTTATTTTATGTTATTTCCATCATATATTCCAGACGATTTGAAAGATGCACACCGTAAAAAATCTACGAAGGAAATGGAGAAGTCAGCTGTCAAGAAGGCGGTAAAGAACCTGCATGACAACGAATACTATGCCAATTTCTTAAACACCTTACAGATCGACACAGGTAAAAAGGTACGCTTTACAGAAGACAAGAAAGATGCTTTCTTAAAGACAATGGTAGATTGTCACGGATTTCCTTCAATAGCGGCAAATAAGATGGGGTATTACTACGGTAGTGTTCAATATGCGATGAAGAACGACCCCCAGTTTGCACAAGCAGTGGATGTCCTTCGTAAATCATTTAACCAAGAAAGGTTAGATGGTCTTGAAAAGTTATCGTATGAACAAGCAGCAGAGCCGAAGAACACGACAGAAAGGATTTTCCAGTTAAAGTCCTTAGACCCCCACAAATATAGGGACAGAATGCAGGCCAATAATACACAAGTAAATGTCATGGTAGCAGGGATTACACCTAAAGACCGTGCCAAAATGATTAAAAACGTAAAATGAAGTATTATCCGTACGGTGTAAATGATAAAGGGGATATACAGTATTTGTCTCCTAGAGACTTCTTACTGGACATATTGCGTGACTTATACGGACTAGATCAAGTAGAATCTAAAGAAATTGTCGATGTGGCAATTAAAATATTTAAGTTAGAAACGGACGGTAGTTTGCCGATTAATTGGAAAGAGTTATATAAGAACATAGCATGAACGATGACATCTTAGTAACCTATAAGTTCCCTGATGGAACACCGACCGATCCGTTACCTCATCAGCAGGAGTATCATCTATATACAGGGTGGTCTAAACATCATTTATTAGCAGGAAGTTTAGGGACAGGTAAAACTGAGGCCATGTGCATGGAAGCGATCCAACAAAGTGCAGCTTACGAGAATAACTTAGGCTTAATGGGACGTAAGGTACTCGATGCGTTCAAGAAATCAACACTAATTCAACTACTGGACTTAGCAGGTGGTTTTGTTTCCAAGCACAGGTCTCAAGATAGAGAGATTATCTTTAAGAATGGTTCAAGGATTGTGTATATGGCTTTGGACGACTCTAGAGACTCGATACAGCGTATTAAGTCGATGAATCTAGGTTGGTATGCCTTTGACCAGTTAGAAGAGGTTACAGAGAGTACATTCATTGCTGCAGCAGGTCAATTAAGAAAGAAGGGTGTAATGCGTTGTAGTTTTCATACGTGTAACCCTGCAGGACATGATTGGGTATGGAAAAAGTTTAAACAACATAAAGAAAAACAAAATGTTACAAAAGGGGATTATCGGTTGATAGAAACCAGGACTTGGACACCCGATGCGCCTGCACCAGAGACCGATGAAGAGGTAAAGGTATATAGTGATAATCCACACTTACCTGCAGATTATATTAAACATTTATTATCGATGCCTGATATGTGGGTTAATCGTTATGTCTATTGTAGTTGGGACGATTTTGCAGGTTTGGTTTATCCGATGTTTGACGAAAAGATTCATGTGATAGAACCCTTTGAAATGCCCAAGTGGTGGAATAGATATGTGGTTTACGACTATGGTTATAAAAACCCGACCTGCATTTTATTTGCAGCAGTAGATGATGAGAAGAATATTTTTATTTATGATATTATTTATGGCTCAGAAATGCGCATAGATGAAGTAGTTCCAATGGTAGAAGATAGATTAGAGACAGGCGTGGACTATGAGTTTATTGCTGACCCCTCAATCAATAGAACAGAGAGGGACGGTCACTCTATTGCTGACGAATGGGAAGAGTATGGCATTGAGTGGGAAAGAGCGAACAATGTGTTAGATATTTAGTTCATGCGGTAGAAGGTTCAAATAAACCGAAACGCAAGAGTTCCTATCGAACACCGAGTTTCTTTAAACGTACAACAAGTTGGATGGGTACATGAGCGATTTAGCATATTTACATGAAGTATATCAAGCAATGCAGAGCGGCAATAGGACATTTATGCAAGCGGCAAAAGAATCTATGTATTTTTATACAGGTGGGTACGGAACTGGACAATGGGATAGTTCCGATATATCAAAACTAAGAGCTGAAGGCCGTCCTCCTCTTCAGCTGAATATTATTCTTCCAAAAGTAAACTTAGTGACTGGTATTGAAAGACAAGGTAGAACATCATACCGTGCCAGACCTGTAGAAATGAATGATGATAATGAAGCGAAGCTAATTACTTCTCTTTTATATCATTTAGAGAACAATCAATCGTTAAACAATGTATTTAGTCGTGTTTTTAAGGACGGTGTAATTACAGGTAGAGGATGGGTAGACTTATCTGTAGAAGCAGGCGAATACTTTGATAGTAAGATTAGCATCAGAAGAGAATCCTGGATGAATGTACTAATGGATCCAGAAGCGACCACTCCTGATTGTTCACAGTGGGGTAGACTAGCAAGAACCAAGTTAATCTCTATTTCTAAAGCTAAAAATATGTTTCCAGATGCACTAAGAGATGTAAAAAATGCTGAAGATATACAAGAGTCATTAATTGGTGAAGAATCCTTAACTGGTGTACAGTTAGGCGATAAATATAAGAATGTAGACCCTAACTACGGTTTTAAAAGCATGGAAGCCTATAACATGGATGCACATCGCAAGAAGATTCGCATTATAGAGTTATGGGAGAGAGAGTATGAAAAAGAATTTTATTTAGTGAATCCGCAAACAGGAAGGTTTTCTCAGGAAGGTTTCAAGACCAAACGTAAAGCGAATGAAGCCATTAGAAGTATTATGGAAAGACCTGAGATGGAAGTCGCTCCTGTAGAGTTGAATGTGGTGTCTAAAAGTGTTCCGAAGACCTATGTAACTGTATTTGCAGGTGCAAGAGTCTTACAGGAAAAAACACCAAATCCATATAAACATAATCAGTTTCCATTAATACCGTTCTTTTATACGTTTGAAGACTCTGGTGATAATGTAGAAACATTTGGAATGGTTGAAAATTTAAAAGACCCTCAGAGAGAAAAGAATAAGCGTAGGTCACAAGCCTTAGATATTATTAATCGTTCTCCAAAGGGTGGTGGTATCTTCACAGGAAATAAGGTTACTGCAGACCAAATGAATAGAGCTTCAGCGAATGGAGAATGGATAGGTATACCTGGATTCAAAGGTAGAATATCTGATTTTATGAGTCAATGGTCTAATCAGCACACAGCACTTGTACCAACGATTGCTTCGTTTGAACAGAGAAGCGACTTTGATGCGAAAGAAATTAGTGGTGCGACAGATCCAATGATGGGTATAGCAACCAGTTCTACAGAGTCTGGACTTGCAGCTCAAACTAGGATTCGTCAAGGTATGAATACCTTAATGGAACAAATGGAAAACTTAGATACTTGTAAAAAGAATACATTAGAAATGGCAGTGTCTAATATGCAACAGTATTATTCTGTAGATAAGATACAAAGAATTATAGGAGCTGAATTTGATAAGGTGGAACCTGAAGAACAGGCAGAAGTCAATCAGATCATCAGCCAATTTTTGGACAACTTCTCAACAATGGAGTTTGATGTGGTCTTAGACCAGGGTCAAAATACTCCAACGATGAGAGCGTTAATGGCTAACCAAGTTGGGGAATTAGTACGAAATGGGTACGCTAGTTTATTCCCACTTTTCGTTGAACTATCCGACATGGAAGCATCCGATGAGATACTGGAGAAATTTGAGCAAGAACGCCAAGCTCAAGTCCAGTCGCAACAACAACAACAACAAAAACCCCCACCTAAAGGTGGAGAAGGAGTAATGCAATAATGAGTGAATCTAAGTTTCAATATATTGATGAGGAAAAGGAAATGTCTGGTGAAGAGTATAGCGACTCTAACGTAGAAGAATCCCCGACCAATAACGAGACAGAGGTTGAAGCAGAATCAACCGAGACCCCAGAAACAGCAGAGCAAAAGTTACAGATAGGCGAGAATCAATTTGATTCCGTTGATGACCTTTTGAAGTTTGCTGAAGAAAGGGATAAGTCTTATTCTAACCTACAAAGCCTAAATGGCAGACAAACCAATGAACTTGGTGATTTGCGTAAAATGGTCGAAGAACTAAAGGAATCAATGGAACCTCAAGAGGAACCAGAGATAGTCCCTGAGTTTGATGAATACGACCCTGCAAAGCAGAAAGAGTACATTGAGTTTATGGCTGCGAAAAAAGCACAAGATATGATCGATCAGAGGTTCCAAGCTGAAGAAGCGAAGAAAGCTGAGACAGAGTATAATGGTGCTATGGATGCTATGATGAATGATTTCATTGAAAAGAATCCACACTTAGGTCAAGAAGAGTTAGCAAAGATTGCTGCTTTTGGCGATGAAAGGGGCATCACCTTTATAGAGGATGCCTATAATGTTTATAACATTCAGAACAAACCTGTTAAGGATGTTACGAACTCAGAGATAGATAAAGCGAGAAAAGCAACGGAAGCAACCAAGATACCGACCACACTGTCTAATGTTAGTACAGGAAACGAGTCGGACACAGATTACGATAATCTAAGCCCTGAGCAATGGAGCAATTTATCCCCTGAAGTTCGTAGGAAAGCCTTAATGGAAGTTACTTCTGGATTTTAATTAGGAGAAAAAAATGGCTACAGTTTCACATAAAGAAGGCCCTTTTGATTCAGCTTCTGGTTACGGAATGACATCTCCACAAACTGACGCAATGCCTGGTGGAGTTATGGCTGCAATGATCGACTGCTCTGTGCAAAACATGGGTGCAGGAGACATTCTTGAGGCTATAACAATACCTGCAGGTTCTATTGTTGTTGAAGTTGGTATTTCAATACTCGTAGCAGAAGGTGGTACAGCAACCGCTGATATTGGTTTTACTGACGATGGCCCAGATGGATTCCTTGATGGAGTTAATCTTAATGGCGCAGTCGGTATTACCTATAATAGCTTAAACGCAGCAACTGGTGCTGACACCTTTTCAGGTGGAAGATACCAAGCCGCTGAAGATACGCTTGACGTAAAATTCGTCAATGCTATGGATGCAGGTAAGTATGTTGTCTGGTGTAAATTCTTCAAAACTAACCTTAACTAATAGGAGTCAATAATGGCAGCAAATTGGGCATCAGGCCTACAAGTTTCACGATGGGCTAAAGAACTCCAGAGTGAAGTTAGCAAAGGAGTTTACTTTAGTAAATTCATGGGTGAAGGCCCAGGAAGTGCAATTCATGTAAAGCAAATGGAAGATGGCAAAGGTAAAGATGTTACTTTTGGTCTTGTTTCTCAGCTTTCAGGAAGTGCAATTACTGGTGATTCATCATTAGAGGGTAACGAGCAATCGCTATCTACCTTTTCAAACACAGTTAGCACGAATCAAAAAAGGTTAGCTGTAAGAGATACAGGTAAATTCGCAAACTCTAAAGTGCTTTATGATTTCAGAAGCACTGCCCTAGATCTTCTCAAAACACAATATGCAGAACTTATCGATGCAGATATTTTCTCAGCACTATCTAAAACAAGTGGTACTCATGCTTATGTACAAGCAGATGCTACAGATGGAGCAACCTATGGAACTTCTGATCCAAAGGCTTCTCTAATAGTAGATGATAAAATCACTTTAGCTGATATTAGTGCATTGAAAACAATCGCTCAGATAGGTGGATCTGCTAACTACAGAATGAGACCAATCCGTGTAGACGGTAACGACTACTATGTATTGGTTGTACATCCTGAAGTTGCTTATGACTTGTTTGAACTCGATGAGTTTCAGCAAATGCAGCGTGAAGCTCAACAGCGTGGTGATAGCAACCCATTATTCTCAGGTGCTTTAGGTATCTATAATGGAGTTGTAATTCATTCACATGAAGGAGTTAATGTTGCAGCAAATGGAGGTTCTAGTTCAAATATTAATTTTGCTAGAAACCTTTTCATGGGCGCACAAGCAGCTTGTTTTGCAGAATCATCTGATATGATGTGGGTAGAAAAGACCTTTGACTATGGAAACCAACTTGGTATTTCAGCAGCAAAGATCTATGGTGTAGACATTAGTGACTACAACAGCAAAGACTACGGTGTCATCCAGTACGTTTCAGCAAGGACTAATCTGTAATCAATAACCGAAGAGGGGGATTAATCTCCCCCTCTTTATTGGGAATATTATGACCTTAACAGAAATAACAACAGAAGTCAGAAACATTACAGGAGTAGATGCTACCTCTGTTGTCTCTGATGCTGTTATACACGACCTTATTAACGAAGCTCAATATCAACTTTGTGATGAGGCAAATCTATTGCAAGGATATGCAACTCGTAATTCAGTTGTAGACACGAGAGAATATGCAATGAAAAATAGTAATGTCGATGTTACCGACTGGACTTTATTTCAAAATAATACTACTGGAGCTATAACATCAGGACAATCTTTAGAATCAATGACTCGTATATATAGAGTTGATTATGATGGAAGTATTTGTCAGCGTATTGGTATTAACGAAATTAATGATATTGCCGATGATTCTTCGATGAGCAATATTACTACAGATAAAGCCTTTTATATCCACGAAGACAAGTTAGGAATATTCCCTACTCCGACTGAAGTGAAAGAGATAAAAGTTTATTATTATCGATTACCACATAAGATGCTTATAGAAGCAGTGACAGCATCTGCCTCTACAACATCTAATATGACTTCAACGGCTGATTTAAGTATTGGAATGAAAATGTCTGGATCAAAATTTTCAGTAGGGACTGTTGTAAGTAGTATTACAAGTGCAACGCAGTTTACTACAAATATTTCTTCTGGTTCAGGTGGTGCAGATACTGTAGCGTTTAGTGAGTTTGAAATAGATGACCGTTATCAACGCATACTTATTTACTATCCTTGTTGGAGAGTATCAGAGAGGCTTAGAGACCTAAATTTAATTTCATATTTTAAAAACGAATGGTTAGAACAAAAACAAAGAGTTATTCTTGAAAGACAATCCAGAGATGGAAGTACAATCCTAACTGTTCCTTATAACGACTTTTAATGGCTAGAAAAACTATAAGAGATTTTTCAGGTGGATTAGTTACTTATCAATCTGAATTAGATATATCTGATAATCAGTTTCAAAAGTTTGATAATGCTATCAATACAAAGCGTGGTAGTATTACAAAAAAGGGTTCAAATGTAGTTCAATCAGCTGCAATATCAACAAGTGTTGATTTAAATACTGAATTTCTTCGCTACAGGTCTGAAAAAGATGCTAGTGGTAATAATACTAGTACAGAATGGTGGGTAGTCGCAAACGCAGATAAAGTATATAGAGCAAGTGTTGAAGACGGTACTTCAGGTTCTTGGGCAACAGTCAATACTTATTCTACTCTTGGTAGTGAAACAATCACCAATAAAGATTTTAGTGCAAGCTCAGATTGGACTTTTGGTACTGGTTGGAGTAGAGTACAACCTGATCCTGGGGTTAGTGAATTTATAGCTTCATACTCTTCAGGTTCTGGGGATGGAGTTTTATCTCAATCGAATGCAGATATGGCTGTCAAACTCAAGAAAAATAATATTTATAAACTTCAATTTGTAGTAGGTAGTGGAACAGGGACTGTTGAGATTACAAATAGCGGTGGAACTGAAGTTTATGCTAGTAGTGCTGCTTATAATTCTGCAACACATACAGTATATTTTTCACCATATGCGAGCGGTGGTGGCATTGCGTTAAGTACAAAATCTTCAGCCTCATTTACAATTGAATCAGTATCTCTCAAAGAAGCTCCTAAACATGACCTTCTAGTCCACAATCAAGTATTAAGAATTAGTGATGGTGCATTTTTAAACAACTCTAAATGGTATGGGCATATTAAAAGAGATTTTTTCGGTTCAGGTGAAACATATTCTGATGGCTATCGCTTTAGAAGACCTCCTATGGCTACTGCTTTGAATGCTTGGACATTGGAAGATACAGAATTAACACCTCCAACTGTCACTGCGATGAAATACGCTTTTGATCAAAACAATGATATTAACGCAGCAAATGAAGTAGGTATTTTTGTTCATTTTCCTGCAGGTAACTCAACTGACCCTGAATTAATACCTTCAGCCCCTGCAAACACTTTTAACAACAAAGATAAGTATACAGTTACATTCTTATATGATTATGTCCAAGAAAGTGAATTAGCTAGGGATGTTAATGGTGACATAGGTGTATTTTCTCAAAACTCTATTGGTTCAACAGGTGGAGAGCATTGCCCAGGTATTCAAATTGTACCATTCACTGGTTCTTCTCTTGCAAGTTGGAATAAAAGAATTACAGGAATTAATTTATATTGGCAACCCGAAGATGATGTTGATTGGTATTTAGTAACTACGTATGACACTCAGCATGGTTTTTCAGAAGACCCAAGAGCTAAAGATTCTGCAGAAGATGTAGTCATAAGAAGTGGATCAACGATTAAAACAAATAATGGATACTGGATTCCATGTATGGAACCTTATGCTGCTAATGCAGATAGTTATGAAAATATTAACGCTTCAACATCAAGTACATTCACAGAAAAAGACGGTACAAGCAGTTGGGGAACAAACTTTACTGCAAATAATATGGTTTTTGTGTACCCTACCACATCTGCCACTACTTTAGCTGAGGCTTCTGCACAATTAGCTCAAACGATTACAATTATTGCAAGTATTAAATCTGTAAGTGGTACAACCCTAACAACAGGTGTTAGTGGCGGAGCGACAGTAAAGTGGAAAACTTGGAACGGTGAGGAACAAGAGGTTGATTCCCCATTTAATATGAATGATGCTAGAGCTTTTGCTGCAGCTGTATCTACAGATAAACTTGCTACTTGGTATATACCAAATGATGGTTTAAAGCTATCTACCTATAATTCACTTACAGGTAGAGCTGCAGAAACTAGATTAAAACCAATTAAATGGAATACAGCGACTGTTGTTGGTAATAAAGCATTTTATGCAAATATAGATTTTAAGGATGAGAATGACCAGACACTTCGTGAAAAGAATCGCA